GCACACGACTTTGGATTAACATCATCACAAAGAGCTGGTGGTATTGTTCACGCACGTGTGTCAGATAGAACAGATGAGTTTGGTAGAAGACTGATGTTTGTAGAAGAAATACAATCAGATATGCATCAACCAATACAACGTGCATTAAGAGAAGCTAAAATTACAGGAAGCAAACCTGATCGTTCACAAAGTTATGCATACCGTCAAGATATGCCACCTCCACCAGAGTTGGCAGCAAACAAACAACAATTAGATCTAATAAATCTTAAAATAGAAAATTTATTAGCTACAAATCCTAGATCACCTGCACTACCTAAATTAAGACAAGAACGTGAGAAAATTAGAGTTATTATTGCTGAGTCTATGACTAAAGAAGGTAAACAAGGTGGTGATGTAGCCATGGGTCCTTTTCAAACATCAAAAGAATACATGGAGTTTGTTGCAAAATATTTAGTGCGTGTAGCAAAAGATGGTGATTATGATGGTGTAGCGTTTTCAACACCTGCAATAAAAAACCGTAATTTATCGCCAGGCGGTAGAGATTACCAAGGTAATATTGCCGCGTATGGTCCTATACTCAATGGTGCTCTAAAAGAAGCATCTAAAAAAACAGGTGCAAATTTGTTAAATACTGTTATAAAGGATGACAGGGGTAGAGTTTTTGGGCAAGTCAAAATGTTAAATCTCAAAGATAATAAAAACGTAGGAAATAGTTTTTCTGCGTATGCGAAGGGTGGAATAGTAAATGGTAGATAAAACAAAAAACCAAATAGATAAAGCTTTAGACGCAGTAGAAAAAGCGTTAGACATAGAACCGTTAGGCGAAGAAATACAATTTGAAAAAAATGTAAGCTTTGATGGTTTTGAAATACAAGAAGATGGAAGTGCAGAGATTGTTGGTGAACAGCCAATAGATCAATCACAAATTCCTTTCGATGCAAATTTAGCAGAATACATTGATGAAGACAGTTTAACCAAGTTTGCTGGAGACTTGGTTGGTGATTTCGAAGGTGATAAAGAGTCACGTAAAGATTGGGAAGATACCTATATCAAAGGGCTCGATATGTTAGGCTTCAAGTATGAAGATCGAACACAACCTTTCGAAGGTGCGTCAGGGGTCGTACATCCCTTATTGGCAGAATCTGTTACTCAGTTTCAAGCCCAAGCTTATAAGGAACTCCTCCCCCCAAGCGGCCCCGTACGTACACAAATAGTTGGTGATTCTACACCAATGGTAGAACAACAGGCAGAGCGTGTAAAAGAATACATGAACTATTACATTTTAAATGTAATGGAAGAGTATGATCCTGAAATGGATCAATTGTTATTCTATTTACCACTATCTGGTTCTGCATTCAAAAAAGTTTATTATGATCAAATACTAAAACGTTGTGTAGCAAAGTTTGTGTCAAGTGAAGATTGTGTAATTAATTATGCAGCTACAGATCTAGAACAAGCTGAAAGAATTACACACGTTGTAAAAATGTCATCAAACGAATTAAGAAAATTACAAGTGTCTGGTTTTTACCGTGATGTGCCAATCACATCTGGATCAGTTAGCACAAGCGATGATGTTACAGATAAGGTAAATGAATTGGATGGTGTTAGTGCTTCTAATGAAGATGATGAACACATGATTTTAGAAATGCACGTTGATGCTGATGTACCAAACTTTGAAGATACGTCTGGTGTAAAATTACCGTACGTTGTTACAATAGATCAATATTCATCTACAATTTTATCTATACGTAGAAACTATGAACCAAACGATCCTAATTTTAAAAAGAAACAATATTTTGTACACTTTAAGTTCCTCCCTGGATTAGGCTTTTATGGATTTGGCTTGATTCACATGTTAGGTGGGTTGTCAAGAACTGCAACAAGTGTTTTGCGACAGTTAATTGATGCAGGTACTCTTGCCAATCTACCAGCAGGATTTAAAGCACGTGGCATGCGTATACGTGACCATGACAATCCGTTACAACCAGGAGAGTTTAGGGACGTTGATGTAACAGGACAATCAATAAAAGAATCTTTGTTACCACTTCCGTACAAAGAACCAAGTCAAACATTATTTGCATTACTTGGTTTCGCTGTTGATGCAGGAAAAGCATTTGCTGCAATAGCAGATATGAAAATGGGTGAAGGTAATGAACAAAATCCTGTAGGCACAACTCTTGCACTACTAGAGCGTGGTACAAAAGTTATGAGTGCAATACAAAAGAGATTACACTTTTCACAAAGAAAAGAATTTAAACTATTAGCAAACTCAATCAAAATGTTTACACCACCTGAGTATCCATACCAGGTTATCGGTGGCAACAGAATGATTAAACAAACTGATTTTGATGATCGTGTTGATATTATACCTGTTAGTGATCCAAATATATTTTCTATGTCACAACGTGTTATGTTGGCACAACAACAATTACAACTAGCATCAGCTGCACCACAAATGCATAATCTACGTGAAGCATACAGACGTATGTATCAAGCAATGGGTGTTGATAACATTGATGCAATATTAAAACCAGATCAAAATCAACCAGCGCCGATGAGTCCTGCTGTAGAAAACGCAATGGCTATGAAAGGTAAACCATTGAAAGTATTTCCACAACAAGATCACTCTGCACATATGAAAGCACATGCTGAATTTATGTTTACAAGAATGGTACAAATCAATCCACCATTGTATTCCATGTTGCAAGCACATATGTCAGAACATGTTGCAGCGATGGCTGGTATGCAAGTTCAACAACAATTTGCAGAGCAAGAACAAAAATTACAAATGGCAATGCAACAAAGTCAAATGAATCCTCAAATGATGCAACAGTTACAAATGCAAGCACAACAAATGGCTAATGAAAAAGCAAATGCTATTGCAAAAATAGAGGCTGAAATTACAACTCAACTTGCACAAGACGAAGAAGCAAGAACGAAGAGAGAGCAACAAGATCCTCTTGTAAAATTAAAACAACAAGAGATAGATCTAAGAGCAGCAGAAGTAATGTCACGTCAACAAGACATGCAAACTAAAACAGTTATGGATGCAGCAAGACTTGACATGGATCGTGATAAGATAGAAGCTGATACTACCATTAAGTTAATGGAAACAGCTGATCGTATTGATGATAGAGCTGCAAAAAATGCTTTAAGTAATTTAAAAGAAAATGTTTCTTTAACAAAAGAAGCTATGAAAAACGAAACAACAGCGAGGGTAAATGGCAGACGAAATAACAAAAGTGAAGAAAATTAGTGACGCAATGCAAGAAATTGATGCTCTTGCAAAAACATTAATTAGACAATCTGAGGATAAACTTTTAGTTTGTGCAGCTTTATTAGCTGTGACTAGACAACATTATGTTGAAGCTTTAGGTAATGAACATACTTCCTTTATCTTTCAATCTGTTGTAGAATCCTTCGATTATTTAAACGGTCATGAGGGGGATTTAGATTCTCCTGTGACTATACATTAGGAGGTAACTATGAAGTTATTACAAGACCTATGGGCTCACTTAAAAGAGTGGAGCGACTGGAGCATGAAAGACTGGATTAAAGCTGGTATTGTTGCTGTAGTTGTTATTATTGTCCTACAGTCAATGATGGGTGCTTAATGGTATCAGAAAATCTTGACAGAAGATCATTAGCTATTCAAGCTAATATACAAGCTGCACGTGATGCACGTGCAGCTGCTGAACGTGAAGAGCGTAACTTCATGACTAGTTTTAATCCTAATACAGCTGAACGTGGAGATTTTACAAGATTTAGAGAAAATTTAAGAAAACAAGCTTATGAAGCTATCAATACAGCACCTGGTCGAGGCATTATGGGCACAGCTAAAAGTAATTTATTTCATGAGCTGTACACAAAACCTTATCAAAAAATGATGGGTACGTACATGCGTACCAATCCAGAAAGTTATAAATCACATTTTCCTTTTGCTTTTGCAATGCAACGAGCAATACCAATGGCAACATCAGGCATTATAAGTTTAATATCTGGTTTACCAGGAATAGGTCCTATGATAGCTAATCAACAAGAAAAACGTAATAAATCAATGATAGGTAATTTTAATTACTTAAACTATAGACCAAACAGATTAATGAATTTTCCAAAAGGATTTGCTTTTGATGATGATAATGAAGCATTGTTGGAGCTTATAGAATCAATAGATCCTTATGAAGCAAATTACAGACAATTCTTCCCAATGGAAGTACCAGATTATTTTTATCAATTTATGAATGACGAAATGTTACCCTTTAAATTAGGTATGGATCAATGATAGAAAAAGCAATAAATTTCACAGACAGTGATATGGTAACTGTGCCTAGACGTTTGAAGGTAAGACCTGAAAACGAAACTACTTCTTTAGCTTATGTCACAAAGGATGAAGAAAAACTTTTAAAAGAAAATAAACCAGGTACACCTCACAAAGGACCAGAGGGAATTCCTAATTTTAATGGAGGTGATGTATTAACTTATACACCAAGTTTTACTTCGTCTTCTTATGTGGGTCCAACTCAACAACAGCAACAGCAACAACGAGAAAAAAATAAAGAAATAAGACAATCAGTAGTTAATACTTTTAATCAACAACAAGGCACTAATCAACAAGACACATACACTCCTCCAGCTCAACAATATGGTCCACCTCCAGGTATGTCTCGTTCAAAAGTAAATCTTATAGATATGGGTTTTGATCCTAAAGCGATAACTTTCTTTGGTTATAATCCTAATTTTGGTAACTTAAAAGACGGCGTGAATGTTGACATGCCTACACAATTATTTCAAATGATGCTTGAAGGAAGTATCGTTACTCCCATGGAGGCTATGCAATCAGATGAATTAGATATAGGAACATATGCAGATTTAGAATCAGGGCAACATGAATTGTTTCCAGGTGGCTTAAAACAGTATTACAGTGACATGTCATTACCCAAGTTTAAATCTAGTTATTTTCCTCCAGGTGGAGCTGGATTCGGTGGTTTTGGCGGAAGTAGTGGTAGTTATGGTGCTTATTTAGGAGCTGGTTTACCAATGTCGCCAAAACAATTAGGGGATGAAGAGAATATACCACCACAAGCAAGATTATTACAGTATATGGTAAATTTACATAGAGGTAATCCGTATACAAAATTAGCCATGCGTAAAAAAGACGGTGGCTTAGCAAGCATAGTAGGAGATTAATATGTGGCAATTATTAGCAAAACCATTATTGGGCGTGGCTGTAGATGGAATCAAAGGTTTCGTAGAAACCAAAAAATTAAAAGGTGAGGTGAAGATAGCTCAAATACAAGCAGAGAAGAAAAGAAACGAGGACATTGCTGCAGGTAAAATTAAATGGGAAGCAGCAGCTGTAGATCAAATGAAAGGGAGCTGGAAAGACGAGCTAATTTTAATTTGCCTATTGGCGCCAGCAATTGCAGTCTTTGTGCCTGGTTGGACACCACACATAAAAGCTGGATTTGAAGCCTTGCATTCTTTACCAGATTATTATAAACATTTACTATATTTGGCATGCTCAGTAAGCTTTGGGG